GATTAAAGTTCTGGCCCAGCAGTAACCCGCCGTGAGGTTTGAGAATAAATAGCAAAGGTTTAAGAATCGCGCCCACCACCAACGCCGCCAAACGCACGGTGCCTGCACCATACCTGCAACTGGCATTAACGATCCCTGCAGGGCGCTCGCACATCTCATGCAGGGGTCCCGCCTACTCAGCCAGTGACGCCGACATCGTGGGCGATTCAGCAGCCCGACACCTCGCATCATCCGAAAGGCGCGCGGCGGCAATCCGGCAATAGTCCAGGTCCCGTTCGATTCCAATGGCTCGCATGCCCAGGTTACGGGCGGCTAACAGGGTGGATCCAGAGCCCGCAAACGGATCGAGTACCGTGGCGGCCCCGCGCGTGAACTTCAAACACCATTCCATCAGCGGCACTGGCTTCTGGGTCGGGTGGACTCGACGCTCTTTGCGGCGCATGTCTTCCTGACGGCACCCGCTCCAACGCCAGCGAAACATACGAACCGCACGCGGCAGGTTAGTCCAGGCAATCTCAGCGTTGGAAAACCCCATGCCATCGTTGCGCTTGTCCCAGACCAACCAACAGGTCGCCCGCGACATGCCGCCTATGTGGCCCCCACCCCAAATGATGGATTGTTTAGCGCGGCTGATGGCCATCTGCATTAACCACAGGGATGGAGGGGCGTCGTCCCAATCCACCGGCTTGAAGGTCGTGCATTTGGCGGTAGCCCACGAGCTCGATCGTTTGTGACCCGGTTTGGCGCTCGACCCCACGGTGCCCCGGGGCGCGACCCCGATACCATAAGGGGGGTCGGTCAGCATGATATCCGCCCTCGGCAGCAGGGGCAGAATCTGCAGGCAATCACCATGGTACACGGTGACGTGGGCGTCCTGGTAGATAGGCGGGAATAGGCGGTGAATCTGGTCGATGGTTGGGGCGTTGTAAGTGGTCATAGCGGTTAAAATGTTCCTCATTAAAACACGCTGAATCAGCAATTGTTTTGCCAGATTTTTCAGATCGCGAATCGCTCAGGATTCTATGGCCGCGAGTCAGCCGGACATGTGGAAAACAACCAAGGATGCGTGCGGGTGGCGCAGCGCTGCAGAGGGTGAAAGCATTTCTGGTCTATCCGGAGCCACTCGCAGCTTTCGCAGCGAGCTTGGCTTTCACCCTTGGGCCGTTGATCAATTGGCACCTCAACTCCGTGCCGGTCAAACTCCCGCCTCATACCCCAAACCTGGTAACGCGAATGTTCTCGCCTTCGCCCAGATCGGATTCAAATGTGGTGAACCCGCCGATGGCCGCCGTCTCGCTGGTCCCAACCCCGTAGGTCATGTTCTGGCTCGGGGCCAAGCATCCGCTGAACGTGCCGGGTTGATAGAGGTAGCTGCGCAGGTCGTAAAACGCGGACTTCAGGCAGGCGAATGAGGCGTTGTTGTTCTGACCGGGGGTGTAGAAATAGGACTGGTATGACGCCGGATCAGATTCACCCAGGTAAAATGTCAGGTTACCTGCGGATATCGGATTGACGGCGTCGGCCCTGGTGATGATGGGTTGACCGGTGGCGTCATACGAAATTGTCCACAAGCGACGCCAGAAGGACACCACGGAAGGAGTTCCTAATCCCCACGGCCTGCTGGCAGCGTTTTCAGGAGAAACCATGGTTTGCAACTCAGACAGCATGTCATCGATGACAGCGGCGGCGCAGAGGGATTCAGCGGCGGCGGTGTATTCTGCCCACGTGTATGGCTCGCTCAGTTCGATTCCGTCATAAACCTCCCAGACGATCCGGGTGTTTAGAATCTCGAAATATCCGGCTGAATGCGAGCCAACGAACGTGTTGCTTTCAATCGTCTCAGAAAAAAACTCGGTGCTGTCGTGGAATAATGCGCCGAAGTCTTCAAGGCTGGCTTCAATTGGAGGATTTCCAATCGCCTCCCTAGATGTAAAAACGTCCCCATTAAAACGATTGATCGTGCTGGTTAGTCGATCCGGTTGGCTGGAGTAAAATCCGGTCCATTCGCCTCTGGCTTGGGCGCTATTCCATGCCCCAAGTTCCGCAGATTCAGCGGGAAAGCCAGCTGAATAATCCCACTCATAGCGCGCCCAACGCATACGCCATCCAGCGTACTTTTTTAAATACCGTGGACTGGGTGTAATGAGAAGTGGATCAGACCCACACGATCCGGAGTCTTTAAACCCCCAGTAACCGAACCACGTGAACTGCGCCTGGGCCTGGACCGCCGCGAACCAGCCCACGCCGCAGCCGCAACCGCAGGATCCGAGCGTTCCGGTCATATTAGGTGGTGGGTGGCGGGGCGTCGTAGGGCTCGGAGAAAACGCCCAGGATCTTCATAAGCACCCCGTCTTTGCAGAAATCAACCTCGCGGACCTTGAGCTCCCGCTTGACCTTGTCCCAGCCAGCGCAATCGGCGGTGTTCAGGTCCAGGACGGCGTCGCCGGCGGTCATTTTGCTCCGGGCAGCGTCGGCGGTGACGGTGCGGACAGCCTTGGTGGTGCCGTAGCCCATTTCGTGGGTGGCCGTCTTGGTGTCGCCGGTCTTGGGATCGGTAGTAATATACCCGGCGCCCGCGTCCGCGATCTTCTGGTAAGAGCTGGTGAGCCCGCCACCGTCGGTATTGGTGGCCGCCACGTCTTTGCCGAGCTGGACCGTGGATCCGCCCGACAGGGTGCCACCGCGGGCAGCCGGGTTGGTGTAGATCATCCTCCGGCGGGTGACCTGCAGAAGCGCAATCAGATCCCGTATGCCTAGGTGGGTCGGCGGACCGAAGGTTAAGACGGTTTCGCCCAGATCCACGTCCTGGTCCATTTGCTGGACCATGGCGCGCATCGTGGCCCACTCGGCGCCGGCGTCTGATCCGCCGGTCAGGTTCACCACTAATCCTAGTCCGTTGCGGTCGGTGAGGCCCAGGGCGCGCATGGCGGTGTCCACCTCCACCTCGCCCAACTTGATAGCGCCGGAGTATTGGACGGCACTAAGGGCGTCGTAAAGCGCTTTAGCTATCCCGGACGGCACGGGATCACCATCGGTGAAGGTCGCCAACGTGCTGTAGGTGTGAGCGCCGGCCGGGGCGTCGGTGGCTATAATATTGGCGGACAGGTTTTGGCGGACGGTATGCTTGCCTCCGGTTTCCAGATCCTCGGAGGTGTATTCTACTACCGCCGTTACCTTTTCCTTGGCGGCCGTATAGCCCATCCAGTCTGCCATTTGCCCGCGGGTGAGCTCGCGCGGATAATCGGCGGCGGGCAATGCCCGACCGCTGTTGCTGATCAGCTTGAGGTTGCTGATCCGGGTGTTGGTGGATACCAGGTGGGCCACGTGAGATTGCCACCAGGCGATATTGGCAAGGTCTATGGCGGCGGTCTCGATCGCGGCCGATACGGAGTTGGATGAGAAGCCCCGCAAATCGATGGTGGACTTGAACGTATTGAGCTGGTTGCCAGTGGCGTTTGTGGGCCAATAATCGGTCAGAACGGATAGATGCTGTTCTCCATCGGATTCGCTGAGGATCTCGTATTTCAGACAAACCGCGGGAACGACCAGGTCATCGCGCCGGTCCACAGTGAATTCCGATAAGGGCCGGGTCGCGATGGTAAAGCTGGCGGCCGGAAGGGCTGTCCGCTGGGCAATGTGGAACGTGGGCGGCGTGGTGGAGTAGTCAAACCACGGCACGGCATCCGGATGCCAGCGGAGCTGTTTGCGGATGACCTCGGCAATGGCAATTTCGCGCACTTCATCCACGGGAACGGTGATTCCTGTCGGCAGAGTCCCGAGCTGGACGGGAGCGCCAAGGGCAATAGCATGGTTAACGGCTTCTGCAATCTGCTCGGAGGTGGTGGCGTATTCCAGCGCTCCATCGACAAGCTTCACATTCAGGAAGATGTGGGAGTTCTTGATATTGACGTTGGCCGTGCCGTTCCACATCAGCCAGTCCTGCTCGAAAATGTTGCGCTCGAAGTAATGCCACGGCCCCACCAGCTGATAGCTCAGGCTTTCAGATTGGGCGGTACCGGAGCGTGGGGTTTTGACGACCAGGCCGTAAAACCAGCGATTTCCGCCCGAGTAAACGCCATTGGACAGGGTGCGGTTTCGGTAGATGCTCAGCCAGGCTCCATACGGGAAAACGGCATAGGCATCCGCGCGAGCGCGATCTGCCCGGAAGGATACCTGGTCAACGGTCTGGGCGGCATCCCGCCGGCGCATGGCACAGAGGCCCCACTGCTCCAGGCTCTTTTCCGTGCCGTTGTAGTCGATGGTCCACATGGCTAGCGGTTGGTGTCAAACTGGCTTTGGATATCGGCGAGAGCCTTGTTTATCTTGGCATTCAGCGAATTCAGTGACACCTTGAATGAAGGAGCTATCTGATCAATGGTTTTTCCCAAATCGTTTACTGCAGACGCCATCCCGGCAAGATCGGCTGCGGTTCGACTATCCTTACCCAACTGTCCCGACACGTCTCTTACCAGTCTTAGCGCCTCAACGTCTCGGGAGGCCTGGAATTCCTCCTTGTTGTAGTCCATCGAGCGGCCAATAATGGTGCGCTGATAGAGGTTGTCGCGGACACGCTTGGAGGCTTCGGGGACGATGGTGGACTGCAGGCCTTTCAAATGGGTCAACTCTCGCTGTTCATCTTGCAGCGATTGATAGCCGTCGGGAGCTCCAACCATGATGGCGCGATCCAAGGCGACGTTCTTTCTTAGCTCAAGATCGGTCACCTTTTTAGCCAGGAATCGTCGGTTTACCAGGGTTTGAGGGTCAAAATTCGGGTCGGTATCTGGACTGCCCAGCGCTTCGTTATCACCCAACTCCTTGCGGGCTCTGTCCAGCTCCCTGGCCAGCAACTTCGCCGAATCCCTTTCCTGTTCGAACTTGTTCGCCTGATCAACCCTGGCCTGCTGCGACGAAACCTTACCATTGATATCGTCCACCTCTTGCTGGGCCTTTTTTGCCTGCTCAGTGGCTTGTTCCTGCAGTCGGCGCTCCTCGATCTGTTTCCGCATGAAAGACCGCCCGGCATATTTGTCCTCGATCATGGCCTTATCGGCGGCCGCCCGGATGGGATTTATCTCGCCCAGTGCCAGCCTTCGGTCAACCGCCGCCATTTCGCCTTCCTTGGCGTAGCTGTCCATCTTTTCGGCGTGGCTTAACTCCTCACGCTTTTCCTCGTTGAGATTCTTAAGCGCCTCTTCTGTCTTGGAAACGGATTCCTTGTATCCGTCCATCGCCTTTTTGCTGCGCTCCGTGGCCGCCCGGCTGTCATCCATAGCCTGAGACGATCGACGCAAGGCATTCTGCATCCCGGAGATGTTGGGCAGTGTTCCGCCAATCATCTCAGCCCAAAACTTAGCGGCTACGGTTAGGCCAGTAAGACCGGCCTGCAAAATCCCAGTTTCGGCGACGAACCTCCCAATCCCCTCTTTCAGCTCGTCGAACTGAACGACCATCATCCGCCACTGGCCATTGAGCGTATTAACCGAGGCCTCGAGCTGTCCACCGCCCCTGAGCGCCAGGGTCTGCATGAGCTGCTCCAATTTTTCGGTCTTGGAAGCGCTTTCATCCAGTACGATTCCGTAGCGGGAAAACATCTGGAAGGAGCCCTGCATGGCCCTTGAAAAGGCAGTGGAGGCACCCTGCAGGTCGCCGCCCATGATGCCAGCCAAGTTTTTTACAGCCTCGGTGTACTGGTCGATGTTCGTATTATCCGCGCCGAACTGGGTCAACCTGGTGATGACGGCCAGCCATTCGTCATCGGCTATGCCCGTGGCATCACGCATGGTTCCGGCCAACTCCTGTAGGCGCTCCCGGTATTGCCCCACCTGGATTCCGGCCTGCGCCAGGGCGGCGTCCAGCTTCACCACCTGGTCTTCGGCCTTGGCGTATTCGTCCAGGCCTTCCTTAGCCACCTCGGCGGCGGCGCCGACCGCCATGAATCCGGCGCTGACGGCGCCGAGCGATCCCGTGGTGAGCTTCCCGACCGTATCCTGCAGCTTGCCGAATCCCGGGACTATGTCGCGCAGGCCTTCGTTGGCTACTTTCATCCACTCGCCGACGGCCGTGCCTTCGTTAGCGCGCTTGAAAGCATTGATCTCGACCGTAGCGCGGGCCAGTTGGGCCTCCATGTCTGAAAACGGCTTGCCCATGGCCTTTGCCGCCCCGATCTGTTTCTCCAGCGCCGCGGCGGCCTGCTCGGCTCCGGCCAGCTCGGTGCGCGTCTTGATTAGGATTTCCAGGTCGGGCATGGATTCAGGAGTTAGAAGCTAGAAGTTGGGAGTTGGAATGGTGGGGATCCGGTCAGGGTTTCGCGAAGGCGTTGGTCACGGTCACGTAATTGGTGATGGTCACGACATTAGTGACCGCGGCAACCTTGGTGTTGACCTCGAGGGTCGATTTCCTGAGCACCCAATCTTTGAGCCAGGCGCGCGAGTTCGTCGCTTCCAGCCAGTCCGTTGACTGCTTGGGCGTCAACGTCAGATCGATCCGGTCAATGACCTTGCCCCCAGGCCCGAGATAATAGATCGCTAGGAGATGCTCGCCCTTGAGTGTGAATGTCAGCGGATCGATCCGAATACGCTCGACCGCCATTGACGCCGTGGGCGTGGTACTGATTTCACTGTCGCTGTCGCCAACGGCCGCGACCGTGACGGCCAGGGCGATGGCAAGGATGGCGTTCAAAAGGTGTCGTTTCATGGTATGATTGTTGGGTTAAACCGCATTAAGCCGCTAGATCCGCTTGATATTCCAACGCCGACAACCTGAACAACGCCATTCGTTGGTTGCGTGGTTGTGAATGCTCCAGCCGTCGTTTGGCTCAGGTAGCACCGGTAACCAGCGGTAAGGCCTGACGTGGTAAACAGTCCGGACAGCAAGACGTTCACCGTCTGGCCGGTTGTGCCGCCATCGGTTATGAGTCCAAACGCCTGAGTTGTGGCGCTGTTCGCCTGTGCCTTTGAGACATAACCATCGCTGGAAACGTAAACCAGATCGCCCGCGCTCAGCGTCTCCGCGGCGTAAAGTCGGACGGAATCGCCAGCCCAGTTTTTTGCGGCGGGAACGGCAAGCTGGCGTTGGGGAAGGTCATAGGTGTCGATGGCCGCCAAAACGATATTTGTCCCGTTCCCACGCAGGAATTGCCCAGACGTGGCCGCGCCAGCAACCTTGAAGTCGTGGGCGTCAACCGTGCCATGCGCAATCGCGCTACCGTTGACTTGCAGCTTGTTCGTTGTGTCGGAAGTTGGATCACCTATCACCACGTTTCCGCGATCAATCGCCAATGCGTTGTACCTTGCTCCGTTGTTGGTCTGCACCATGTTCCATCGGACGACACCACCGGCTGTGGTATCGGCATTGATTGTCAGCGAATAGTTGGCATCGGACTGGGCTGACATCGATAGCGTGTTCCCGGTGTAGGCATCGGGAGTTCCGATGCTGACTCTTGCCCAAGGGCTGGCTATGCCGAAGCCGGAATTGGCACCGCCGCCAAGCAGTAGTGGGATGTATGCGCCAGCGCCACGGTCATATCCGAAAACAGAAACGCTGCCGCTGTTGGGTGAAACCTCCATCCCATAGCGGCCGTCTGAAACTACCAGCTTGTTTTGTGGGTTGCTGTAGCCGATGCCGACGTTGCCGTTATTGGCAATTCGCACAGCCTCATAAAGCCCAACGTATTGCTTGAACGTCATAAATGATAAACCGTTTGCACCCTGCATGTCAGCCTCTGGAACTGAATACATGCCACCTAAGGTGGTTGCTCCGTTTTGGGCTGTAACAACTGGGTACAGTGTTCCAAGCGATGCGTATGGCGTGTAAACGGAAAGAATTGTGTTTGGCGCGGAAAGGTTAAGTCCGATACGACCCCTATCAAACGAGATGGGATTGTACGCAACGCCGTAGTTTGTTTGAACCAATCCCCAACCCACAACGCAGCTATCTAAAACAGTGGAAGAAAATGAAAGCGAATAAGCTCCCGGCCATTCCTTGGTTGATAACGTCAGCGCGTTTCCAGTGTAATCTCCTGTCGTAACAGTGTGCAGCCTGGCCCCAGGACTCGCGGTGCCGATCCCCACGTTGCCTGGAATATACACCGTTGGTGTGTAACTATCGCCCTTAATACTCAGTCCTAGATATGGATCATTAAACCCAACTTCTGCGTAGAAATTAAGGTCACTCAAGTACGGAGCTGCTCCGTTCTTCTTTAGTTCAATTGCTGGGATGCCGTGGTTGGCAAAACCCATCAGCACCGACACACTTCCGGTGCTATCAGTCGAGCCATACGATGAGTTTCTCAGGCTCAGCATTGGTGAAGATCCAGACTCACCCAAAACGCTTAGCTTCACATTTGGGGCTGAATCGCCAATGCCAGCGTTCCCGGTTCCGTCCAGCGTCATCACGCGACGACTGCCCAAAGTTGACGCCGAATCGGTGCCGTACTTCCAAACCCAAAAGTCGATGGCGTTGCCCGCCTCTGAGCCGCCCGAGTGTCGCGTACGAATCGAGTGTGCGTAGTTCGTGGTGTTACCGTAGCCAAGACGCACCTGGGCGATTCCGTTCTCACCTGCTGCGGTGTCACCGTTCCTGAGTGATAACGACGCTCCAGAGGCAGCTCCGTTGCCCATCACGTCGAGGCTTGCAACTGGATTGGTGACACCCACTCCCACACGTCCGTATTCGCTCAGTGACAGAGTGGTGTAATCGACGCCAGCCGCGAAGGTATGGAAGTCCAGGCCGGAATAGTAGTTGTCGATGAACCGGCCTTGAATGTACGAAGGTGAGATAAGATTTGCCGCAAGGTACAGCTTCCCGGCTCCGATCAATCCAACGTCTCCACCAACGTCAAGCTGGTGCGTTTGGTTGGTCCAGTTTATACCCACCAATCCGTTATGGAATGCCAGAACTTGATGATCCACACCACCGGCCCGTTGGCGAAACTTAAAGTCAATCGCTGAGTCGTGGTAGTGCATGTCCAGCGTCAGCCCGTAGCTGCCCCAGTCTGGATTCCATGACCACCTCTGCATGGGGATTAGTGTCCCATCTCCGATGGTCCTGCCGATGTCCAGCGCGGCGGCGGTTTGGACGGTGCCGATGCCGACGTTCCCGTTTTCGTCTGCCATTACGGGAGTCAGCCATCCATTCCAACCGATGCCGTAGGTGCCAGTGCGGAGCGACACTCCAGACCCAGGAGATCCGCTGTTGATTTGCAGTCCCGCCCCGCCAGACTGGAATATCGTTGTGACCTGACCCGTCTGCGGGAATCCGCTCGTTGCGGCATAGCTGGAGATCCCAAGCGGATATTCAGAAACGGTGGCCGAAACGTCGGCCAGCTTGTATGTTGTGGTTGGATTGCGGTAGTTGGCCGTGCCTAACAGCTTCTTGACGCTGGCAGGCATGATTACGTCCATGATCACGTTTGCAATCCAGAGGTTCTCGGCCTCGGTTGGATGAATGTGCCGCCCATCTCCGAATGGATCGTCCATCCACAACGCATGCTCCGCGTCACGGAACAGCGTGAAGGTATCAATGAACGTGCATTGGTAGTCCCGCGCCGCCCGGCGAATGATGGGGATGATGGTTTTGAACCATGCTTCATCTCTCAATCCTGGGGTGTCGTTTACGCTGGTCGGGGCCATGAGCAGTATGGCCGTTTGGGCCAGTGAGCGGGTGGCCCGAACAGCCGCCAGCCCGGCCCTCATGTCCTCTTCAAATGTCTCCCGGTTCAACGGGCCGTCGTTGATGCCATGCCGCACGACCAGCAGGTCTGGATTCCTAGCAATCTGATTCGTAACCTGATCGTACCTCCATTGGTGATACGAGGTGCCAGACACGGCATCGTTGTAAACATTGGCATCCCAGTAGTCCGACGCAATGAGGTTGCGAAGGATGTTGTGCATGAAATAGTTGGTGTCACCGATTCCATCCCCGGCTGTGGTAGAATCTCCAGCAAGCACGATGGTTGGCACTTGCCTGGCCATCAGTTTTTTGTGGAAAGCGTAGAGGTATTCCAGTCCAAACACATTTCCGCTCAGATCGCCGTGCGCGACGTTTCGCGCGTAAATCTGCCCCGACATTTCGAGCTGATTCGTGGCGTTGGTTACTCCGATTCCGAAGTTGCCATTTAGCAGAAGTCCATTGGTCGGGCTCGTTACCAATCCGTTGGTATCCACCATCACGGTGCCCTGCCAAACCACGTTGTGGCCCAGGTTAAGGTCCAGTGTGGTGCCAGCGGACCAGGCCGTGAGCGCCGAGATAAATAGAGCGAACAGGATTCTCATGGGATATCGGTGACGGTCAGATGTTCGGTGCCGGCGGCGCCGCTGAGGGTGACTTCCTGGTATTTTCCCTGGGTCGCATTCCACAGGCGCAGGGTGGTTCCAGCGATACTGCCGGTGATACTGCGCTGGACGATGTTCGTGGTGGTAGAAGTCTCGGACGCCGTGATGGTCGCGCTGTTCTTTTGGTTGGTAATCGTGTTGGCGTTGGTGGCGTTGCCAGACCAGGCCACGGCCCCGACCACGTTCGTGCCGTAAACTTGTTGGCCGGTGTCACGCCAGAATCCAACCAATATCCAGCGGGCGGCGCTGCTGTCGTAAATGAGCGTGGCGGCGCAGGCGCCCGAGCTGGTGACGTCGCCGCCGGCCAGGGTGTAGATGCGGTTGGCAGTGGTGCCGGTGTCATTCTTAATAGTGACCGGGTAGCTGAGCGGGAAATAGAGGGTCACCACCTGGCCGTTAGCACCGGCGGTCAGGCCGCTGATGGAATAGGCCCCTCCCGGACCACTCGGGAACCGAACGAAGGAGTTGGTGCTGATGTTGACGTCGGCGTTGGCGCCGGTGGCCAGGCTGGTATTATCGAAGCGCTGCAGGGCCAGGTTGCCGCTGACAGCCGTGGCTCCAGCCAGCGTCCCGCCCGTATAGGTGCCGCCGGCCAATGCCCCCACCGTTCCGCTGATGCTGGTAGCGCCAGCGATGGTTCCACCGGTGATGGCCGCGCCCGCGATGGTGCCGCCTGCAATGGCCGCATTTGTGATGGTCCCATCCGTTACGGCCGCCCCGCTCACCGTGCCACCCGAGATGGCGGAGCCAGCGATGGTGCCTCCCTGGATGGTGTTATTAGTGAGCGTCGATGATTTTAGGGTGGTATTGGATACCACGCCCCCAGTGAGCAGCTGGATGGCGGCGCTGATTGTCGCGTTGCTGATGGTGGTGTCCACCAGGCGGCCGGCTGCCACTACGGTATGCGAAGCCGATCCGAGCACGATTTGATTATCCGCCGTGGTCCTGGATCCGTTGCCAAAGGCAATCGAGTTTGCGTTCGTTGCGATCGATCCGGTTCCCAGGGCGATGGCATCAGTGGCATTGGACGAAAAAGCGCTACTCCCAATCGCCATCGACCGCAGACCATGCGCCTGAGCCAGCACGCCCAGAGCGGTGGATTCCTGGCCTCCGGCCGTGGTTCCGTTCCCGATCGCCGCAGCCCAGGCGTTGGTGGCCTTGGCATTCGCACCCACGGCCAGGGCTCCACCTACTGCAGTTGTAGCGCCAGAACCGAATTGCTCGCTGGCAATGCCAGTCCCAGGAGAGCTAAACGCGCTGCCCCGGTTGACGCCATTGCTCAGCGTGGGGTTAAACCAGGTGCCATTGGTCAGCTTGTCCACGCTGCCGCCAAACACGCCGTTCGACGCGATCAACTGCCCGGTGAAGGTCTTGATTCCCGCCACCGTCTGGGTGCCGCTGCGGTTGACCAGGTTGGTCAGGAACAGTTCCGTGCCGGAGAGCAGGCTGGTGCTGCCCGCGAGGCCGTGGACCAGCAGGGAGGCGACAGTCGCGCTTGGAATAGGCACGCGCACGGCCACGCCGTCGTTGGTGGTGGCGGCGCGGCTGAACTGGATCAGCATCAGGATTGCAAAGAGGGTGCAGAATCGTTTCATGGGGTTACGGTGCGATGGTGGTTACTTTGAATTCGCCGGTGTCGTCTACGCCCAGGACCACGGCCTTGCCATTGGTGGGGTGTACCAGGGTGATGGTCTTGCCGGCCGGGGCCACGAGCTGCAGGCAGCCGGCGATCAGGGCGTCCACCTCGGCCTTGGTGTAGCTGGTGGGCGGCGCTGGCGTCGGCGTGTCGGCCCCGCCGATGCCCGTTTCCACCACGAAGATCGAGCCATAGCCAATCTGGACGATGGCGCTGGGATCGGCCGTGGTGGTAGCCACGATGCTGACGAAGTATTCCGTTTGGTTTCCGGTCACGGTCAGGGCCGTGTCGGCGGCGGTGAGGGCGAATAAACCGTGCTGGCCGGTAGCGTCATCCCAGCTGGCATGGCTCGCTTCGGTGATGGTGGTATCCAGGTCGCCAGCGTTGAGCGTTTTGGTGATGAGGCTGGCGCCGGTGCGCGTCGCCTTGATCCGCAGGGTGATGGTGGAGAAGTTGCTGATCGTGAGAATCTCGCCACCACTTTTGCAGAGCAGCTCGATCTGAACGTCGCTGGCGCGGGCGAAAGAAGGCGTTTTCGATCCCTCCAGGTCGGTAAATGATCCCGGCGAAGCGAGGTCGCACTCGATCCGGATCCGTTGGCGTGGGCAAATCATAGGTCAGTCAGTGTCTTTGGAGGTTTCACGGATTCGGCCGCCGGTGATTTGGTATTGGGCCACCCAGGCCACGCCGTTATACCGCGGGCTGGCCTGCACCACAGCGCTCTGGATCCAGCAAGTTTTCATCGCCTCGCCCCGTCCTCCGACCGTGATGGTGACATCCCACTGGCCCACCAGTTTGGCCTCCTGGGTAAGCACGAACCACTGACAGTCGGTGTGCGAAGCGAATCCGCCATCCACATCGAATGTCAGGTTGGTCTGGCTGTTAGATCGGTCGATGGCCTGGGCCTCGCGCCAGCGGCAGCCCTGGACGATCTGAATCAGCCGTCCGGGCTTGGGATCGAAATTGCTGATCGGCAGACCGCCATCATCATCGCCGAATACCATCAGCGTCTTCGGTGCTTTGAGGCCCTGGATTTTCACGGCTCAAGCTGTAGTGAGCGCCAGCGATGCGAGGGCGTTGACCGTGCTTCCTGTGAGCGTTCGGGTGGCGATCCAGCCCACCTCGCCATTGCGCAGCACGCTGGATCCGAACTTCATGCCGGATGACACCATGCCGGCCTTGGTGAGCGTGGCGGTGAGCAGCAGCGGCACGGCGCCAGCGGTAATTACTAAGTCGTGGGCCGTGGAAAGTCCGGCCACGCTTGCCCCGCGGACGCAGCCAGTATTTTGAAACAGCGGACCGCTGATCAGCTCCGCCTCAGCGATTCCAGAAGTGACGCCCAGCGGAACGCATTTCGCGCGCACCTCCAGGCTGCTGATCTGGTAATTATAAGTGCCGTACGCGTCGCACTTTTTCTGCGTCAGGCCCATGTCAAATTCAACACTCACCCCGTCCTCGGTGGTGAAGCTGCTCCAGGCGCCCGAGGCAGCCCAGGATAGCGCAGCCGACGCCTGCAGGACGCTGGCCGAGGCGAGGGAGCCAGGATCCGTGAAGGATGCGGTGGTGATGACGCAGAAGCTGGCGGAATCCGACCAGGCGGTGTTGTTTTTGTTGATGCAGGTGAATGTGACCGAACCGAAGGGCGTTTCGCCCGCCGAGATCTTGAGGGGCGGCATGCTGGTGACGGCCGCCGCCGCAAAGGTGATCTTCTTGCCGGCCACAGTCCAGATTTCAAGGGTGGCATCCGTGCCCGTGAAGATGAAGTCCCCGATCTTGGCGCCGAGGTACGGATACAGGTGGGCCAGGATGTCGGAGGTGATTTGGCCGACGGGCGTGAACGTGACCACGGCTTTGCGGTCCAGCAGGCGGGCATCGATTTCGCCGTACATGTCCGAGAGCACCTTGGCCAGCTCCCAGTCGCAAGCCACACTGATGTCGGATTTCGAATAAAACACGTGCGTGCCAAAGGTGATGATGGCCGGGCCGGCGATGACAGTTGAACGATCGAGGGGCATATTTTTTAGGAGTTAGGAGTTAGTAGCTAGGAGTTGGGAGAAAGATGGGTTCGGGTTTCAGGTGAATATTGCGGTTACTGCGTTGCTGCTGATGTATCCGGTTTTGCTGGCGACGGCGCGGACGGTGCAGGCGGCGGTGATGGCCACCGGCGCACCGGTCCAGACGATGGCGTTGCTGTTGGGGGCGTACGGCGCGGATCCATCCAGAGTGTAGGTGATGGTGGCGCTGCTGGTGGCGGAGGCCATCATGGTGATAGTGGCCGGGTGCGTTCCCGAGTTGGGGGTGATGACTGGCACCGAGCATTTCAGTACCGGATCAGTGTCGGATTCGTTGGTGCTGAACTTTACTTCGTAGGCCACCTGGGCGAGCGGATCGGCTACGGGATCGAGGGAATCCTTTTCGCTCATGATCAGCGCGGACAAGGCCGGGTGCGAGTATTGGTGCAGCACCTTCTGAATTCTCCGGGCCACGGCCGATGCGGGCTTGCCCGTTCCGCTGGCGCCAGTGTTGATCAACACATTTTCCAATACGCGGATGGCGAAGTGCAGGCGCATGCACGGGCCGGGCACGTTCGGGTGCTCCACCCGTCCGGCTACTTGCAGGATCACGGCGCAGATACCCATCTTGCCGCCCTTGGTGGTGAGGGTGCCAAGGCGTTTCTGGATCTCGGCCGCGATGTCGCCCGTGCGCTCGGTCAGGACCGGGATGTCGGTGAAGTATTCATCCGCCGCCAGCCGGGCCGCCACATCGGCGCGCAGATCATCAATAAAAGTTTCGCTCACGTCAGCCCTCCTTTGCTCATCAGATAGCCGGTAATTTCGCCCGCGATGTAATCGGATAGAACGGCATCGGCGGGCAGCACGGTGGAATCAGCCTGTTGATTGACTCCGGGCACCAGCCAGAACATCGGCTTGCCGGTGTCGATATCGGAGAGCCATTTCTTGCCGGTCTTGGGATTCATGTTGAATCGCAAACTGAATTCGCGGGCGCGGTGTCCATAGGCTTCGGCACAGGCCGGTATCGTGAGGTATTTCGGCGGATTGCTCGGCTCAATGGGACCGCCCTTGAACCGCTGTCGGATCCCCACCTGGTTCACGCCCAGCATCACGCCGTCCGGGAGCAGCGTGTAAAAGGTGCCGCGGGCGGCCTGGGCGTAGAAATGGGTGCGCTTGCCGCCGAGCTTGTTCGGGCGATCCACTTCCAGCTGCCGAAAGTGCGCCTTGAGGCAATTGACGCCAGCGCGGCCGGCCACGGGATTGATGCGCTCGCCAGCGAGGTTCGCCATCAGCGATTGCAGCGCCGGAGTAGCGTTGTCTTTGATGTCGATGGTGGTGGCGCTCATATTTTGACAGGATGAACAGGATGGACAGGATGCAGACTCAGGTTGTTTAATCCTGTTGATCCGGTTAATCCTGTCTGAATATTTGTCCCAGCCTTCATGCTTCTTTCTTCCTAAGCACATCGCCGTCGAATTCGTAGCCGTCGCCCAGGCTGGCTAGCAGCGCGTCGCGCATCGGGCCTTCGGCCACCGGAGCGGCGACTTCCAGGCCATCGTTGAAGCCGCGGGTTTGCGGGGATACTTCCTCATCCGGGGCTAGCAGCCCCAACTCCTCGGCTTCGGCTCGGGAGACGTCGCTGACTTCGATCCCGCTGTTGTAGTCGAAGGGCGGATAGGGCAGGCCGAATTCGGAAATGGTTTCCCAAATGGGATCGTTCTTGAGCGCGATCATGCGGCCTTCGCTGAATCCATCCTCGATCGGTTGGCCCGGAGGCATGCCGGCGAAGATCTGGCCGCCGGCGCCGCGCCAGCGTTCGTGCCAGGTGCGTTTCTCTTTGCGATCCTCAGCGCGGATCAATTCCTGGGCCGGGTAGGCATCGAGCGTGTCCTGTCCCTGCATCCAGTCGCCATAGCCATGGGCCATCTTGGTATTGGTTTCGATCACCAGGTTGAGGCGCTGATCGCTGCGCAGATCCTTGATAGTGCCGGCGTCTTCCTGGATGGGAATGTAGCCGATGCCATCCAGCGAGTCTTTCAGCGCTAGGCGGACGGTGGCCGGATCGGTTTTGCCATCCACCAGGTCGGTTACCCGGTCGAATATCTCCTGCAGGTGGCTTGCATAGACCGTGCGGGCGCTGAACAAGGCCCGTTCCCGGATGGCCGCATCGATCTCCGCCAGCTCCTTGCTCGAAAGCGACGTGGGCAAGCTGCCCTTGGCGCGCAGGGCGGCCAGGGCTTGCTGGAAGGGAGATTGATTTCCGAGGTTCAAGGGTTAAAGGGTTAAAGGGTTCAGAGGCCTTCCATTGAGGTCCGCGTCGCTTTGCGGGTGGGCTGGGTTACGAGCTCAACTCCGCCTCCGGCCTGCACGTCGGCATCAATCGCGTCCCTGGGCGTGCTGATGGGGAAATCAACCGTGCCTGCGATGTCGAGGTCTTTATAGGCCCTGGTGATCTGGCTGCGAAATTCCTCAGTGAGCTGGAGGCTGGATACAATGCTGAACAGGCGGCCGGCGATAGCTTCGATGATCAGGAGGCACGCCTGGTGCTTGAGCTCGGGAGGCACAGAGTAGGCGGTGGCGCTGAGACGGACCCTGCCGGCGATGCGGTTGCGCACGTAGTCGCTGCGCGAGCGCATCAGTTCGGTAAACGTGTCCAACTGGCCGGATCCCAGCGCGGCCGATCTGAACGAGGTCATGCCGGCAGATAACAGCACGTCATCCAGGTGGGCAGCGGTGATGACTATCCAGGAGCTCATGACAAAGGCTAAGGGCTAAAAGCTGAAGGCTAAAGTATCAGCCGGGTTAGTCACCTCCCCGGCGCTTGGGTATAGATCGCGTCAGTTGAACCACCCGTACTGCACCCGGTAACACGTGACGGTATTACTGGCGGCCGTGGTCATGGTGGCCCATCTTATGTAACGCGCGCCATCCAGTTTGGAGCGGTCAAACAACGTGTATTTAGCCACCACGTTGGTGGCGGCCGTGAACGGCACCGTGACGGTCAGGTTTGCGGCACTGGTGGTGTAGTTGGTTCCATCGATGCTTACCTGGAAGGTCAGCACTGCTTCGTTGGTGGCTCCCGCCGATCCACCCAGGAACGGGATAATGGCGATTCCACCTTTGGCGGGAAGCTCCACGCGGGTGGAATTCACCGTGTAGGAGGTGAGGTTGTCGAAGGCGTTGGATACGCCCGTGCCGGCGAAGTTCCCGTAATTCAAGGGAACCACTTGTGCGGACGCGGGCATGGCAACCAGGGCCAGGACCGCAATCGCGATTAGACTGAGAATAGTTCGTTTCATTGTTTCTATGGTTTCAGGTTTGCGTTTCAGGGTTCGAATCCACACGGTGGATAACCCGAAGCTGTTTGGCTTCGCTTAGGTGATCGCTAGCAGTTTCGCGGCGAGGGTGCTCGTTTGTTGAATGTCTTCCGACCAGTCCACGCAGTGGATGTCAGACGAGGCGGACTCATCACGGTAGGTCTTTACCGATTCCACCAGCACGTCCGAGGTGCTGAAGCACTTGAACGCGCTCGGGTCATAGACCGTCGGATTCGGGAGCGAGTAGATGAGGATCGCGTACGCTCCGAGAAGATTGCTTTTCGCAACCGTGGTCTGGCCCGGCTTGGTCACGGTGGAGCTGGCAGCCGTGATTAGTGGCTCCACTGGCACCATGAGCATGTCCACCAGATCGCCCATTTTCATGGCGGTCTTAACTCCGGCCAGGCGGCTCTTCGCTTTGGCATTCATCCGCAGCTTGCGGAAGGCCGTGGTGCTCAGGATGAGCTTGATGTTTTCCGTGGAGCCCACATCGGTGGCCAGGTTTTCCAGCTGCTCATCCAGCTGGTCGATCGGGTCAACACTGTCGCTGGACCAGTTGCCGCGGTCGGTTACCGCAGTCATTCCCGCCAGGAACGTGGCGACCGCCCGGGCGGCGTAAGAGGTGGCCTTCGTCGACAACATGGCTTTGACCTTGCCCTGGCTTAGCAACTCATCGCTGATGTTGCTGGCGCCCGCGAGAGACTTCTCGTGATCATCCACGGTCACCTCAAGGCCATGCGGCCGGCAATTGTAGTTGCCGTCGGTGGCGGCATACTGGATGCGGGTGCGGGTGCCGCCCAGGCCGCGCTGGGTGTCCACGACAGAAAACGAGTTTCGGTCGTCGAACTTTTTGAACGTGCCGGCGGCGCCGGTCACCTTGACGATGGGACAGAGCAGCCGGGCCAGCGCAAAGGCGGCCAAGCGATCCTGCACGAAGCCCTGAGCAAAAGTAGTCAGGGGGACATTGATTGAGGCAGTGGAGGTAGCAGACATATTGGTTGTGATTTCAGGTTGGGGACAACTTCATTGATTCCGTTAATAGCGGTGAGCTCGCGTCGTTTAGCTCGTGTAGATGACCGGTCCAATGGGGGCTACCATGAACAGATCGCCACTGACGGCGGACTGCATGGCCACGCCCACAATCACGCGGGCGCCGGTGGTGGCATCGGTGACGACCGAGCCGTCGGTGGACTGCTGCACCAAGGCGCCCTTGGTGATGACGCCGGAGGATTTCATCAGCACCGGGGCCGGGAAATTCCCCAGCACGGCGCAGGTGTCCTTGCCGGTGGTGGCCTGGCCATCCAGGATGATGAGCGTGGCCGGCACGGTGGCCGACGCGCTCAGGGTTGCGGTTTCACCCGAGAAGGTAGCCAGGTAGCCGGACTTGGCGCTGTGATCGACGCTGGGCGTCAACACCAGGGTGGAGTCGGATTTTGCAGCGAGTGCATTCATATCGTGATTTTGAACTGTTTGCTAATGGGTTAAACGGACGGTTGATCTCTGGTTTTTGAGTTTTGGTTACTTGTTTTCGGTGAACAACTGCGGACACTCCTTGCGCGCCGCGTTGAAGGCGTCCTCAAATGACATCCCGGTTTTTTGCTGGATTTCCGCCACCTTGCTATGAATGGCGACGCTCTGTTCCTGCGCGTTGGCGATCGCGGCCTTGCGCTCGCCCAGGTTTCCGGTGGCCGGCTTGGTCTTGAGCGCGGGCGGGAGTTTCTCCAGCGCCGGGAGCTCGTTGGTGAAGTTGGATTCCAGCTTGTTGGCCCAAACGGGGCGATCGGCGGGAGCGATCCGGCCGGCAGTGATGGCCGAATCCAGCGCGCCTTCGATGCGGGCTTTGCGCTCGTTGGTGAAGGCGCTTTGCTGTTCGGCCAGTTGGCCATTGATCCGCACCATCACCGCGTCCTTGGCAGCGAGTTCGGTTTTTACGGTGTCGCGTTCGTTGGCTACGGAGGCCAGCTTGGAGTCCACCTGGTCTAGGCCGGCGAGTACTTGTTCGTCGGTTGCGTCGTTGGCCAGGGAAACGCCGTGCTTGGCCAACCACGGAATCAGTTTGCTTTTATCCATGATGCTATTGGGTTGGGGTTGATCGGCGGTCCCATCGGGGACGCCTTCGTTGGTGAGGTGGCGCACCGGCAAGTTGGGCCGGTTCGTCAATCCCGCCGACCGAAACACGGTCGGGCGGAAAATGGGTTTGCTCCCGCTAGGGGCTTCGGGGGACACCTCGTTGGCCAGCCAGTAAGCCGACACGGAGGTGAAGGCCTTCGATTCGATGGCTGCTGCTCCCTCTTCGGTGAGCACGGGCTTGCCATACAGTCCATCGTCGCGCGCCTCCAGCGCGGTAAAAATGCCGCGCGGCTCCTTGTCTGCGTACTCGTTGCCGATGCCCGGTGCGTCCGGGTGTCCGACATAGAGCTTGCGTCCGCGCAGGAATCGCCTGGCGCTGCCGGCCAGGCTGTGAAACTCGTTTACCATGTCCGCCACCGCCTGGCGGTCTAATCGCTGAATGGCTGGCTCGGTTTTCACCGTGCCGTCGGGCTGCGACAGGAGCACCTTGCCGGGAAAATCGCCGTACGGCGCCAGGTGCATCCAGCCGTCTTCCTGGATGCGCAGATCGTTGACGATGCCGACCAGGGCGTCGGAGACCGTGTTTGCGAAACTGGCACCTAACGTGGAACCGCTTTGCAAAACGCCGGAACCCCTTTGCAAAATGACCGGAGCGGCCGGCGAGGGTTGTGACAGCCTGCGGCGCATTAAACGCGCTATAAACGAAATCGTGAGGTTCATGCTTTGGTCCGGGTTAGTCCGCTAACGAAAGATTGTCGCAGCGCGGCCGCGATCGCTCCGGCCGAGGCCGGATCGGCATTGATGTCACGCAGCAGGCTGGGGAGCTGACGTTGAAATGACACCAGTCGATTCCTCAGAATATCCGGATCATCGATCTGCAGGATCCTTTCCAGACGGTTGCAGATGGGTTTCATGTCGGATGCAACCGCGGATAAAATCATGGACCTGTCACCGGAAGCGGTTTCATTCGCCATGGATTTATCGGGAGCCATGTCTGGCTCGGTGGTCAATAATTGCCCCGGAATGGAAACGGGAGGCTTGGCGGCGACCAGTATCTCGTCATCTTCGTCCGCCTGGGTGCGATCGTAGCGGGCCAGGGCATCGTCGGTGGCCAGTCGGACGCCGGCAGAGATCAGGAATTGATCCACCTTGAGGTCTTGCTCCACATTCCGCTTGGTGGGCACGGGGATCTTCAAGAAGGCCAAAGGCTCCACGCCCTCGCCAAACATGTGCCGGATGACAAACCGATCAACGGATAGGTTCAACGTCTCACCGATCAGCTCGGCATCGTCTTCCAGAAAGAGGTCGGTCTCGGATTGCTGCAGGCTGGCACCCACGGCCTGGTCGCCCTTGGCCATGGTGCCCAGGTCGCCGCCGCGCCATAGGATCGTCATGGCTCGATCCATCCGCTCGATCAGCGGCGGGAAGGGCAGCGTGGATCCACCCTTGGCTTCGATCAGCTCGATGCTCGTGCCCTCGCTCACCACGGCCGCCATTTCGGCGGCGTAGTATTCGACGGCCTCGGCCAGATCGTTCCACTGTGCCGATCCCTTCGGGGCGCCAGTTTTGGCGATCACGCCGGGCGTGCCAAACTTCTCGGAGTAGGCCACCCAGTCCTTCAGTGGCATGTTTTTGAACATCCAGGCCACGGAGCTGGCGATCATCAGGCCATCACCGGCCGTCACCAGCCACTCGCCGTCGGCCAGGTCGGATCCGACCGTGTCGTAATCCTCGCGCAGGAAACGGAGCTTGCCGCTGGTGTTTTCGAAGAACCAGAGCGGCACGAATCGGAATTGAGCCGTTAGTCCCTTCGGAGATGGCTGCCAGACGATCTCGTGCGCCGCGTAGCGGTAGCCTACCGCCGAAAGCATCTGGCGAACCAAAAGCTTGAATGAGCCCACCTGGTTCAAATCCATGCCGTTGACGCACGACAGGTGATCGTAAAAATACTCTAGCGCCTCCTTGTGCCGTTCCGCCTCGGGAGAATCGTCCAGCTTCATTATGGAGTAACCCAGCCGGCTGACCGCCTTTTCACGCTTGGGTTTCACCGCCTTGAGGATGTCATCCCGATCGGCGATGGCTGACATGGTAAGCGCGAAATTACGCAGGTAGCCGTTTTCGAACTGATCGAGCTGGGCCGATAGCATCTCGGGCACCATGCCACGGATCGGGTTGAATCGGCTCTGAATGTGGCGCTGCACTCGCTGCGCTGACAGGGCCTCGGTTTTCACTGGGGTAACGGCCGTGCTCATATTAGAACCCCCTTGGATTTGCCGACGGTTCGCACACGGCCGGATACTCCCCCGCGGGCGTAGGCGAACGGAGCCGCGTTACTTGCACCCGCCCGCACCGCCAGGGCGATGGCCCAGAAATGATCGGCGTGGCCGGCTTCGTCGCGCACCGCGGCGATCGAGGTGCGTCCGCCAGGCGAGGTGATGCGCTCGGGCTTGCGCATGTCGTCTCGCGCGTCCTGGTCCAGGATCACATGGATTTCAATGGTGCGATCTTCGAAGCAGCCGAGCATGTCCGTGGCCATGATCTCGGTGACGCGCGCGGTCGGTGCCTTGCGGCCCTCGGCCTGCAGGCGATCGTTGATCGGCTCGGTAGTGGCGAAGTTGATGCCGTGGACCTTGTAGTCGCCCCACTTTTCCTGGGCGTACTCGCACAGGCCAAGTCCCAGGCCGGTCATGTCGATTTCACAGCGGCGAAAACGGGGCATGTCGCAGACGATGTCCAGCTGCTCTTGCTGCGCCGGCAGGCGCATGCCGCTCATGCGCAGCATGGCGATGATGCGCCGGGTCTGCCCCAGCCGCTCAATCACGCAGATCACTGATAGGTCCCGGCTGCGGCCTACGTCTTGTCCCACTTCCAGGCCGCCCTCGGCCCGGTACATGCGCGCCACGGAGGCCGGGCTCCAGACCTGATCGTCGATCGGCACCAGGTTGCGCTCCGCGGCCGCGATCAGCTCGTAGGTGAGCAGCACCATGTTCTCGTCATTGAACAGGCAGCCGTAGTTCTGATCGTAGGCCCGCTTGTCCAGCGCTTTGGCCCGCGCTTCGTCCGGGGTGATGGGCTGGCGCGTGTTGGGGTCGTACACTTTTACGCCCTGGCGCCAGGCTTCCTGGCGGGATACCCGCGAGACGGAGTAGCCGGCGGTGGATTGGAAGACGGTGCCGTCGTAGGAGCCCGGACCGGCCGCCATACGGTAAAACATGTTGTACTTGCCGTTGCCCGTGGATGCGATCCGGCAGAGAAACTCCGGGTTCGAGCTCAGGATCGGCTCGGCCGCTTCCCAAATGGCCACGGAGTCTTCATGGAATGCAAATTCGTCCAGGATCAGGTCGCCCGAGAAACCGCGCGCCGTGCGCGGGTTGGCGGCGAGCACCTTGATGCGGCCGATCCGCTCGGTGCCATCGATGGTCACACGGATCCGCACCTCCATCCGCATATTGTCGTATTTGATGTCCGGGCTTTGGTCTTCGGCCACGTAGACGGCCGCATCGCCCACGGTCTGGATTTTATCCTGGTCCAGGATCATGCCCATCTTGCGGCAGACGTCCTGAGCCTTGATGACGAACTCGGCGCCGTTGTCCCGGCTGTTGGACAAGACGGTGATCAGCCAGGAGTCATAGCGCTGCAGCTGGGAGAGCAATCGGTCCACGGCCCAGGAGGCCAGGGTGAATGATTTCCCGATCTGGCGCGACCAATGGAGCACCAGGATGCCGGTGGAGCGATCGCGGAAAGCCGGCTGCTGGTAGGAGCGGAACTTGATCGGCTCGCAGGCCCGGATGATGTGGTTGGCAATTGCCACCGTTTCACGGCGCTGATTTCGGACGGCTTTATTATCTACGGAAGACCGGGAATTAAACGTGCCGGGTTTGGCCTCCCGCATTTCGGCGGGATCGCTGCCAATTGACGCCGCCCGGCTCGGCGGTTGGTCCACGACGTCTGCAGACGCCCTGGACCGGGTTTGCGTTTTGGGTTTTATAAGAGTCTTCAAATCCGTGGTTCCCGTGGTTGCTATGCCGCCACCTCCCCGAACAGTTTCTCGCGGATCGCGTCGATCTTCTGTCGCTGATCCAGCCCCGAGCTGGCTGCAATCACCTTGAGCTCCGGCAGCTTCGCCAGGCAGGCCTCCGCCGCATCGAATTCGAATTTCTGCCGGGCCAGCGCCAATTGCTGCGCATCGATCTCCTGTCCCCGTGCCATCAAGTCCAGCTTGGCCGTGTCGTGTTTGGCTTTGAGGCCCAGGGCGGTGAGCTCGGCCAGGTCCTTGAGGGTGGACAAGTCCAGTTTCTCCCCGCCGGCGAGCTGGGCCTCGAAGGCTGTCTGGCCAATCAGCTGCAACAGCGCGTCGTACGTGTTCGACGGATTGGCCGCAAATTGGTTCACCACCGAGTTGGCCTTGGCCGCGCTCTCCGTAATACGACGGAGGAGGTCCTGCTGGGTATAGCGCGATCGCCAGTTGCACAAGCTGGTGGTAGAGGCTTGAATTCCCCAGCGTTCTCGCGCCCTGGCTACGGCATCCTCGTAGCTGATATTCTCCGACTGAAGCCAGTCCCAAAGCTCGGCCTTCTGGGTTTCGCTAAGCTTGTCCCACTTCGATTTGGAGTTCGTTTTTTTAGACACGGCTAGGACTAGGGGTTGTCGGATTGATGTGTCGCCATCCAGTCGCGGCCGTCGGCGGTGATGCGCACGCAGACGTTCTCCGGCGAGATCACCTTGTCCACCGGCGCAATCAGCTTTTTATCGATCAGGTACTGGATCTCCTTGCCGAGCTGGCCCAGGGTGAGCTCGCTGTTGCCCTCGGAGCGCAGGAACTGCAGCAGCAGCCGGGAGCTGGCGAAGCGCTCGGCCGCGGCCGCGTAGCGCAGCACGGAGTAGCGGATTTGTTCGGTCTGTTGCGGGTCCATGGCGTTACTTGATGACTCGGGTGTTGTTTAGGAACGCGATCACTCGGTCCGGCAATTCCTGGATTTTCTTGTTGATGTCATTTTCCAGGGCGTCCAGCCGGGCGTGGATGCGGGAGGCGCGGGATTCATCGGAGGCATCCAGCGCGATGCGATCGGCCTTCATTTCCGTGCGGATCTGAACCAGCTGTTGCTCGATATTGCCCACCCGCCGTTCGATTTCGCTGTGCTTCTGTCCGCACTCTTTGCCGGTAACAAATTCCTCGCTGAATGATATCTCGCGCTTTTGCGTCCGCTTCTGGCCCATCAAGGCCATCACCGACGCCACGCTGGACAGGAGAAATCCTCCAATGATCAAGAAGTCGCGCAGGTGGACTGGATCGGTGTTTTGAATCTGTGCGAGTATCATATTTCAGGGCACGTATTCCACGGGCGGGAGCTGGAGGGTCACCTGGCCCGATGGCAAATCGGTTCTGGTCGGTTGCGGGGCGGGCGTGGCGCAGCCGGCCACCAGCGCCGCTAGCGCCAGGACCGCTATCAGATTATGTAGCCGAAGCATGATTCAATCTCCTTGGTGGTGAGCGGAACTATCCGCTGGGTCTGAGGCTCCCAGAACAGCACATCCTCCGGAGTCTCGCCGCAGATCGCAAAGTTGATGCAGTGGGGACCGCCTGGGGCCACGTACAGCCAGAGCCCAAAGGCGAGCCCCTGGCCTTCATGGCCCGGCGTACGCGCATGGCAATCGCTGGCATCAGCCCAGGCCCGGCGCGCGAACTTGTCGCAATCGTTCTTGTTCGGCAGGTATCCGGCCAGGCAGCGCGCGCGCAGGTTGGACCAGTAGGAATCGCTAAACGCCCCAGCAATCCATTTGCGCGTGGGCAGCGCGTAGACATCGTCCATGATCACCGCCGGCGCCATCAGCGCCCCGCGCATCGCAATCAGTTCCTGGAGTTTGTCCGAAGTCATGGGATTAAGGTTTCAGGGTGAAGGTTGAAGGTTTCAGGATCGTGTCACTGCGCGGGCGTCGTCTGTCCTGAACCCTGAACCCTTGAACCTTCAACCTCCATCGCTGCCGGAATCTTGGGGATGATCGCTGATCCCTGCGCGTTGGTGGTGACCTGGACATCGCCCGAGCCCGTGTTTTCACGCACGCTCGTATTAAACGGATTGGCGCTCTGACCGATTTCAAAGGTGTCGAAAAACTTCGGCGAGTAGATGGGACCGTTGGTGGTGGTGGGTATGAGCTGGAAAACGGTGGTGACCAGCCCCAGTTTGATTTCGGGGGTTTGAGTGCTGGGCGACGCACCGATCTGGATCCCGAAGGTTCGCTGCTTGACGCTCACGATCTTGTCGGACTTTAACGCCGTGGTGCAGCCTGCCATCCCAACCAAGACAATGCCCAGCAGCAGCAGCTTGACGGACTGCTTGGCCATCCCGCGGGCGAACGTGTAGCCCATCGCCGCCAGCGCGGCCGCCGCCATGCCCAGCGCCTTGTCGATCCCGGAATCAGAGGGTATGACTCCAGAGGCTAGCAACAGACCAATCAGCGCGGCTGCCGCTGTCATCCAAAACTCGGTGGTTTTGTAGCCCGGCTTGACGTCGGGTGTGCTGCTAAGTGTGGCTTCGATGGTGGAAATGGGATTGGTGGGTTCGTTCATAATTCAGCCTTTAGCATTCAGCTTTTTGAAAAGTCCCGCCTCGCCGGACAAAACCCGACGCGGGTCGATGCGCGCGGGAAGGAGCAGCCGGCGAGGCGGGGAACGGCGCCTGCGAAGGAACGCCGAGAGCTTGGTTGCAGGGTATCGACCGATTAAACACGCGCGCATTTATGCGCGCTTATCGGTGCGAGTGCATTCCCACGCTGGGAAGAAAGTGAAAAGGTGAAGGGTGACGGGTGAAGGGGATTAAAAAGCCCCGCGGGAGCGGGGCGGGGCCAGTTTCAAGTTTCAAGTTTGAAGGGTCAAGCGAGGCGGGGCTGATACCTCACCTTTCGGGCTTCTGATCGAGCTTGTCGCAGACGATGAAAACCGATCCGATGAAAACGACGGTCATCGATGCTAGAACTCCGATCAGACGATCTTGCGACTTCCCCATGTTAATGACACGGGACGCACCAGATTCGACAGACGAATCGAACACGATCGCAAAGAAAGCCAGGGCGGCCACGCCAATCATAATGATAACGGTGCCAACATCGGTTTTGCTGGTCCTGAAATCTATCTTACTGAGAAACGAGAAAAAATCGGGGATCATGATCGGATCAGTTGATTTTGTGGCATTGGTTAAGCAGCTTAAAGGAATCCACTCGGTGGCTCCTGGTGTGGTATATAGTGTTTCCGGTTTTAGCTCACCCTTCCAAAGCATTTTTACCACCTGCTCGTAAGCCAATGGTCCCGTTTCCACGCCGTCCACCATGACAAATATTTTCGCGTTTGGATCGACCATATTTTTTCTCCCTTTTTTGACGGTATACCCGTCATTGTCCTACCCCCTCTGGCAAAATGCCAGCATGAAAACTGAGCGGAAGGTTAAATTAGAGCCACCCCTGGAGGCGCTGGCGGAGGATTGGAACGCGGTTAAATGCCGCGCCTGGGCGAAGATTTTCGCCCGGTGGGCCAGGCAATTGCACGTGAAGGCTAGGATTTTGGACGCCGATGCGGGCAGGCGTCCTCGGTCGCAGCTCGCACCTTTGCCAAAATCGAAGGTGCGTCGGAACTGACCGCAAAGCCTTTGCCCGATTGAATCGCGGGAGCGGGTTCGGCCGCGGCCGTTGATATGGCAGCATTGATTGCCGCGGCGCAATCAGGGTCGTATTTGAAAGCGGCTCCAAGTTGCTTTAGGATCGATGTTGCCTTGGCCTGGTCCTCTGGCGTTCGAATGGATCCCGCAATGAACACTCCCGACGCCGCCACCTTACCACCCTTCAATTCAAGTCGCACCTGGATCACCCCGGGATCATCAGTTGTTTTGGGAAACGATTTGTCCCATGTTCCGCCTCCAGCTGATTTGTTTTCCAAAGGGAAGCGCCGGCGCAGCTCGACCAGCGCCCAGGAGACCTGGTCCGGATCCGTGCCGACCCGATCCAGCCACTGGCGAAGGTGATCGAGGCATTGCAGCCTCTTTGCATCGAGATTGCGAGAGGCCGACAAGGGGGGGGCAGTGGCGGTTTCCCCACCGTTGTCTAACCTAGTTTCCACTTGGGAAGACTTTTGGTTAGATTTACGATCTAACTCAGCCTCTAACAAATCCAACTTCTCGATTAATTTGTTGCCTGGCGGTTTTATCCCTTTCTCGACCATGTAGACGTAATTCCCGCTAATCCCAAGCAAAACGCCCATTTCATCTTGGGTTTTGAACAGAGAAGTCCTGATCCTTTTCAGCCTGTCTGAAAAGTTAGATAATATCTCACTTATTGTTTGACTCATTCTAACCAAAGTCTTACTTTTGGCCATTATGACACGTCAAGAGGCCAAAGCGAGCCTAAAGTCGAAGGGGATCCCCCAGGTGAAAGCGGCGCAATTTCTCGGAGTGACCTTCGAGCATTTGAACCGGGTGCTGAACGGTCACCGCCACAGCCGCCGGATCCTGGCGAAGATCGAGGCGCTCCCAGTTCGGGAGACTAAAAAGGAGACCGTATGAACATCGACACCGATTTTGAGCCCACGGCCACCAGCTCTGCGGAGATCCCCGGAGTCAGCTACCGGTACGAGTGTTTGTGCCAGGTCTGCTGGCATCAGTTCCAGCTGGCCAGCAAGGACGCCCCGCACATCTGCCCCGAGTGCGCCGGGAAAGAGGAGGCCGCATGAGCAAGCAGACCTCCCAGCCTCTAAATCTGAGCAACACATACCCGAGCGGAATGACTTCGCCGGGTGAGAAATTGCAGAATTACAAGTGGATGGCCGGGGAGATTCCGCTGATAGGAACGGACGCGTTGGTGAGCAGCGCGATGGCCTGCGTCGGCATGATCGTGACCGACATAACGGAACGGTACGAATACCGGGAAATGTGGGAGACCACCCCAGAAAACACGCGTGAAGCGATCAAGGACAAGTGGACCCAGATGGTGGTGTGTGAATTTGCTTCGGTTCTGAAAACCTGCGCCACTGGCCGACCAGGAAATTTATCTGACGGTCAGCAAACTTAGCCTGGAAACCAAGTTTATGCTCAATAGCCTCCAACGCTCTGAGAATTTTAACGCCCTCCTCCCAAGGGACGCCCGCAGAGAGTTTTCGGTAAATGGAATCACCCCGCTTAAGTTCGGAGCGCTCCAAGTCTCCCCCGTTGGTAATTGTGTAAAAGCTCGCAAGCAGGTTCGGGGCGTGGGCGCGCAAGGCTGCCTCAATGCCACGCAAAACATCCTCGGAAATCGTGTTGGGCATAGGGCGGATACTACTCCCGCCCATTTCTCCGGCAACAGCAAAAAGGTAGCCCCATGAGCGACCAGCCCACCCATCCCAATCCGACGCCAAGCCTGTCCCAGATGCCGGACACGATCCGCAAGCGGCATGCCATCGAGCAGATGCGGCGGTTCCTGGCCGGGGAGCTGCGCCGGTTCAATCTCTCGCACCGGCAGCAGACGATCGCTGAGGTGATCCTGGACCTGTCGCTGGGCTGGGGCGAGCGTTCAGCTCGGATCCCGCGCCTGGTCTATTTCACCGAGATCACCGGGATCAACGTGGCCAACGTGAGCCGCGCGATTAAGGGCCTGTACGAGATGCGGATCCTGTTGATCGAGATGAAGAGCGACACGGTGATCTACACGCTCAACACCAATTCGGACACCTGGCAGGTGAGCCCACGCGTGCCCCGCTCCAGCATCCGCAAGGCCCACGAGATGCTCAAGTCTCACAACGGCATCCAGACCACGCAAGACGATGAATTGAGCAAGGACATGGCCCGGCTGGAAGAGTTTTTGCGCCCGTACAAGGAGACCCCCGAAAATTTTAAACCGCATCCGGTTGACCAAATTTTTGACCCGGCTGTTGCCGATTCGGCAACCATTGCCGAACTGGCAATTGAAAAACTGCTGGTGTGAAAGGACAGCGATGAACGCAACCGAGCAACAATTCCGAGTCCACGGCGGCAACCGTTCCCAGTGCGATCGCATCCTGGAGCTGTTGCTGCGCCGATCTCCGGATTGGGTCCCCATGCCGGACCTGGCCCGCGCCGCCACGCCCACCGGGATCGGCTGCCCGGTGCATAGCCGGATCAACGATATCCGGACGAAGTACGGCTACAACGTGGAGCACCGCAACCGCTGGATCGCCAGCCAGTGCCACAGCTACTACCGGCTGCCATCTCGGATACCCTGAACCCAGAACCCTTCAACCTGAACCCTTAAAGTGAGCTACCAAGTCGAACTCGCCATCTCGCTCCCACCCACTCGGCCGCTGTTGCCGGTGGAGGCCGCCATGGTCATCGCGGATCGGAATGAGGACTATATCCTGGCCTTGGTGGATGAAGGCATTCTGCCATTCGCCTGGGACTTGGCCGGCAAGGATTCGAAGCGACGCGAATTGCGGCTGCTGATGACGGACTTCAAAGAGTGGGTGAAGAATCCCACGGCCTGGCTGGCGCGCGGCGCCGACACCAGGAACCACGAGGAAGTGATCGCCAGCCTCTTTCCCCATTCGCGCCCGGAGCTGCGCGGCACGGAGCTGCAACGCATGTTCAGCTGCGGCCACAGCCACATCATTAACCTGATCAAGGATGGGCTGCTGACGGCCACCACGGAGATCCTGACCGGCCCGAACGGATCCCCGAAGATCACCCGGCTGAGCATTGTGCAACTGCTCATCGCAAGGAGGGTGCTGTGAGCGCTCAGTTTCAAGCTTCAAGTTTCAAGGGTCAAGAAGGGCAGGCTGCGAGTGCGTTGCTTGAAACTTCCAACTTCAAACTTGAAACTTCCACCCCTTTCCCACCCGTCCCCGTGTGCGCGGATGCCGGGCTTATGCGCGGGAAAACCCCGGCCGGTAAATCGGTGGAGTCTTGCGACTCGGCCGGGGAACCCCTTTACCGCTGCAGTGATTGTGGCCGATCCGGATTCACCGGAGTGAAAGGCCACAACTGCAACGGAGTCCTCAAAACCAAGAATCTGAATATGGAGCAAATCATCGAAACCAACCAGGTCGAAAGCAACCCCCTCACACCCGCAGTCATTCCGTCGTCGATGCCGGAAGCTGTCAACCCGAACCCAGACGAACTGGGCCGGATCGCCGATGTGGTCCGCAAGGCCTTTCCGCTGTGCAAGCAGGCCTGGCAGGATTTCAACCAGTACCGATTCGGGATCGGCCTGTGCCTGATCCGGGCCAGGGATCTTCTTTCACAGCGCGGCGGAAATCGAAATCCGGGCGGAAATAACCAGCACGGGAGGTCAACTGGCCACGGTGGCCAATTGACCTCATTGGAATCCTCAAAACCAGCATTTACCGCTGAGCAAGCCGGGCTTATCTCGTGGATGGAGAAGGAGTTCCCGCAGAATTCGCTGCGCACTTTACGCCGTTATCGCGAGTGGACGGAGCGCAAGGCGCTGCCGATTATCGAACAGGAGCGTCAGCAGCTGCAGCTGCCCATGGGCGACGTGAAGCAGATCGAGTTTTTCGAGCTTCCGGAGGAACAGCGCGGCGCCATCGGTAAGCTGCTCAAGCAGGCCGTGGACGCCAAGGACGTGACGCAGACCCTCCGGAGCATGGAGGAAGCCCCCGGCGATCCCGACGCCTGGGGACCGCAAGGCGGCGCGCGCAAGACCCTTTCGCCGCGGCGCAGCAAGGAACAGATCACCACCGACGAATGGGAGGAAAAGGCGCGGGCCTGGTGCAAGAACATCAAGACCCTGGCAGCGGCTGGACTGGATGGCGCATTCAAGGATCCGGCCGGCAAGAAACCGGACGTGAACTACTGGGACACCATGTCGGATGAGGTCTTGGATGCCGTAAAAGTCAACCTATTCGACCTCTATCGCGGGATGCAGTCCACGCTCGCCCGGCGCGATGCCATGGCCCCGAAACAGGCGAAACGGGTTGCGTGACCTGAACCCTGCACCCTTCACCCTGAACCCTTAAACCTTCCCCCTCATGCTCTCCCTCGACATCTACAATTACTCGGTCGCCGCCCAGGATCGTGTGAACTTGTTGAAGGAGTGCATGGAGGAGATGGAGGCGGGGGCGAATCCGAAGTCGCTACAAACCAGATCTGGGCTGAGCTGGCAGAGTCTTTACCGCCTGTTCGCCGCGTGGAAGAAATCCAACGGCGACCGCAGCGTATTAATGGACCGGCGATATTACCGTGAGCTGTGGAAAACGGAAGAGTCAGCGGCGAAGCTGCCGGAGGAATTTTTGACGTGGGTGGCCGGTCAGATGTTGGGCAACCAGCGCAAATCGCGTCCAGCCTGGCGCGGCATCATACGGCGGTGGCTGCGCTGGCTCAACGGCGATCAATCGGCGCGCATTCCCGGCTATGAGACGTGTCCGCTCTGCGGCACATCCGGCAAGCATCCCAGCGGCTGGTCCTATACGAACCTGATGGACAAGGCTCAGCCTCCGAAGGCGGAGCTGGTGCTGGCCCGCGTGGGCACGGCCGCGGCGCGCGAGTTCCTGCCTTGCGTTCACGGAACGCGGAAGGGAGCGCGCTGGCTGGAGTGGGTGTTTTTTGACGACGTTTGGCTGGATCGCAAGTGCATCGTTCCAGGATACCCGCAGCCGGCGCGTATCCTGCAGCTGGGCGGCCTGGACTATGCCACCGGGTATTATCTCAAGTTCGGCCAGCGCCCGGAGCTGCCCAATGACGACGGCACACGGGACCGGCTCAAGAAACGCGATTTCCTGTTCCTGGTGGCGGCTTTGATCGATGAGTACGGATTCCCCGAGCAGTACAAGATGCACTTCGTACTCGAGCGCGGCACGGCCACGCTATCGCGCGCGGAGGCCCAGGTGCTGTACGATGCCAGCGATGGCCGCATCGTCTGCGGCTACACCAGCATGGACGGACAATTCATGCTCGCCTGGGAGGAGGGGAAGATCGGCAATTTCCGGGGCAAGTCCCCATTGGAATCTTGGCATGCGCTGCTCCACAATGAATCGGCATCCATTGGTGGCCAGGTCGGCAAGGACCGCAACCATTGCCCTCAGCTGATAGAGGGCATGGAACGTGAGGCCGTAACCTTATACCGCGCGGGCCTGGTCATGACCGAGGAGCAGCGCATGCAGCTCCGCTTCCCGTATCCCACCCTCAGCGAAGCGTACGCGCAGACGCTGGACGTGGTGGCGCGGATCAATGCGCGCGCCGATCACGAGTGCGAGGGATTTGACCAGGTGGCGATCTGGAAGCTGCCCGGCGTGCCGATGCTCTGGCAGCCGGCGAGCACCCTTCCGGAGGGCATGGAAGATAAGGTGGAGTGGTCCTCGCGCGTGGAAACCCCGGCCGAGCGCAAGTCGCGGCTGTCAGTCGGCGTGCGCATGCTGCGGCTGCCGCCCGGAATCTGGCCGAGGTTCTATGACGACGGGCACGAGGTTTGCACCGTCAACCAGCGTTCCGAGATCGAAGTCCGCGTGGACGGCCGCAAGGTGTTCTTTGGTCCGGCGGATCCCGCGGCCGCCCTGCCTGCCGGATCCGAGGTGCTGGCCTACTTTTTCCCGAACGATCCGCAGTTGGTCCACATCACGCACAAGGGGAAATACGTGGCCGCCTGGCCGCGCCTGCAGGTGCGCCGCGGGGACCGGGATGGCCTCAGCGCTGCCATTCGTCGCAACCAGACTTTCCTGAATGAAACCACCGCCAGGGTGACCAGCAAGATGGCGGAGAAGCTGTCCGACGAGCAAAGGCGCACGGACGACAACTCCCGGCTGGTGGCGGCAGCGTTTGGAGTACGCACCGGCGACCAGGTCACGGAAACCTCCGGTGCAAGCGCTTTGCAGGCGATCAGCGAGCGCATTGCAAGTGACCGGAAAGATTCCCGGATAATGGACCGCGAAGCCAGGCGAGAAGGTCTGGCCGCCGCGGAAGAATTTTTGAGCGCCCCAGCCGCGACAACGGCCGAAGCGCCCAGCCAATCGGACCAGGAGGAGTTCCTGGATTCGATTTTGTGACACACCAACAAAAAGGAGCCTAACGTGAGTGATCCGAATCTGCAACCAGACAATGTCAAACGGATGAGCATTCCGGGTGACATCGTCAACCGAGCCACCAGCGATCTCGACGACGAAAAACGCAGTTTAATCCGCTGGTTCCATAGCCACTGCATGGAACACAACCTATCCCTGGTCGAATCCGGCAAGCTGATCCGCTATGACGATTCCACGGTCCATAAAATCTTCAACGGCCGATACGAGGGCAATCTCGACAACGTCTGCAAGGAGATCTCCGATCTCAAACACCTTGTCGAAGAGCGATCTGCGGGGCGGCGGCTGGATTTCGTGGTGACCAAAGGTGTGCAGCGCATCTGGAAGCTGTGCGACGCGGCCCTCGAGTATCAGCGCATCGGCTTCATCATCGGTGACAGCCAGACGGGTAAGACCACGGCGCTGCTTCAATACCAGCAAGACCACAACCACGGCTCCACGGTGTACGTGCGCTGCCCGGTCAATCCGAGCATGGCCATGTTTCTGGATCAGTTTGCCAGGGTGCTGCGCATCAGCACGCAGTACACGCAGCAGGAGATACGCCGGCGGATCATTTCGTCCTTCGACGATCGCATGCTGCTGATCGTGGACGAAGTGCATCAGTGCCTCAGCGCTCGCATGATGACCGCCGCCGCGCGGCCGATCGAGTTTGTCCGTGAACTGTTCGATGAGGCGCATTGCGGGGTGATCCTCTGCGGCACTCCGGTGTTCGATGAGGCCATGGAGCGCGGAGCCTTCGCCGGTATCCTGAAACAGTGCAAGCGACGGCGCATCTGTAAGGCGATGCTCCCTGCCACGCCTGCCCCCGAAGATATGAACCTGTTCTCGGCCGCCTACGGCCTGGAGCCGGCCACCGGGGAAGCCCTCAAGCTCCAAACCGATATCCTGCATGAGGAAGCCCTGGGCATGTGGCTGACGTTGCTGCGCATGGCCGCCAAGTCGGCCCACAAATCTGGCAAACGCATGACCTGGGACCACGTGCGGAGAGCTTACCTTGGGCTGCGCGCCCTGGAAACGGAGGGTGGGTTATGAGCACGCTGCTCTATCTTATACCGGCAATCTTCGTCCTGGCCGCCATGGCCTTCGTGGTGTCGCTTTTCTGGGCGGCCACGGGTTCTCCAGACGTCAATGGGGATCCGGAGCGGGATGCTGGCCAGATCGATGACGAGCCCAAGCCGCAGATGGTGCTGTGCATGGACTGCGGTCACATCATCCGCCACGGCACCAAGCCGGCCAGCCACGGCATCTGTATCCACTGCGTGCAACGGCGTCGCGCCCACCGCAACGCCGAAACCTTCAGCCTGAAACCGTCCCATTAACCATCAATCAACTCCATGCCTACCAGCGAGCCAACCTGGGATGGACTTCCGCAGCACGAGATACTGCGCAGAATCATGATCCAGGAGCGTCGAGGATGGCAGGAACCCGTAAACCAAACACCACCACAAATCCAAAAGGAGCAAATCATGACCGAAGCGATACAAGAACAGCCGGCCGTACCCGCGCAGGCACCAACAATGACTGCGACCGATACCATTAAAATGGAGATCGCCAAACTGAATGGGGCGCAATTCCAAGGCCGCCAGATCCTGCAACAGTTACCGGATCTCAAGCCGAAGCTGGTCCAGGACAAAATCTGTTTCCTGGCGTCCCAAGGTTACCTGAAACGGGTGCCGAGCGAAGGACCGGCCGTTTACCAACAAATCTCACCTTTCACCAAGCCACACCGAAAGGCTTACAAACCGGAGGCCAAAGCGGAGCCGAAACCGACCAAAGTAACGCGGTTTACCAATGCGACGGTCACGCTGACTGCCACGCCGTCCATCACGCCCACCGAGTCCATACTGTCCATGCTGTTCTGCCAAAAGCAGGCGCTGGAAACCCAACTTCGCAAGCTCACCGCCGCCATCGAGGCGCTGTCCTGACCATTCCAACTCCGTCAATCCTGTTAATTCTGTCAAAACATCCCTATGAGAAAAGTAACTGAAAAAGCCCCTGAAACTCCCGATTTTGAGGAAGTAGTGAAACTGCTGGCAGTTCTATCCGATGCCACCAACCGGCTCATGGAAATCGAGAGCGACGCGAACGAACAGTTTCTCGTCATCATCGATGATCGGAAGGCCGAATATGCCCAACTGCAGCAAGCCTGCATCCGGGCTGAGACTGCATTGGAGACCATCTGCAAAATGCACCCCGAATGGTTTACGCGGGCCAAGAGCATTAAGACCCCCTATGGCAAGGTAATGTTTCACTCTAGCACGGTCTTGGAAATCACCAACGAAGAGGCCACGGTCCGGTTGCTCCGGGCGTGGGAAAAGACCAACCCTGAGTTTAATGCTCGGGATTACATCCGCAGCGTGGACTCTCCGAACATCGAAGCGCTGGAATCACTACCGGACTCGGTACTCGATCAGTTCATGGTCAAGCGCGTGAAAAAGGAAAACTTTTCAGCCACCCCGGCAAAGGTCGATTTCGGAAAGGCCGTCAAAGAGGCTGCGGTCGAAAAAGAGGCGGCGGCGTAAAGGAGATCGCTATGAATCAGGTTGAGCTAAATGGATTCACCCGCGGCAGCGATGGGCTGTACCGAAAAATCACGCGCGACGCCAACGGACGGAGCGAACAAATCATCCGCGACGCGACGGGCAAGACCATCGGTTATCAAATCATCGAGTGGGACAGGAGGCGCAAATCACTGCACTCCACCACCACATGGGACGGCAAATATGAGCACGTGGCTTGAAACCGAAAACCGTCCGGCCTTCGCGATTTCCGTGCCGGTGCTGGCAGACGGATACGACTACCGCGCCATGGTGCAGCGCATGGCAGCACGTGGCCTGGTCAAGCTTCCGGAGATCACTCCGGAAATGACCTGCGACGAATATGCGCGCCAGTTGGCTCAAGACAACGCGGCCGCCATGCGCCGGCTGCGCGCCCGTCGCCGCCGCCAGGGCCTCACCGGCGCCGGCCACCCGCGCAAGCGCCCATACCTCGCGCTGCCCGTCGATCCCATCGCAAAACGGGAAGAGCGCCTGCGCCGCCAGCGCGAGCTCATGCGGCGGCGCTACGCGGCGATGAAAGATTCCAACTCCTAACTTCGAACTTCCAATCATGAGCCCCAAACAACAAGGCTGGTACTGGCGCGAGTGGGCCGCGGTGCGCCGGGCGATGCCGGATGCCGATCGGCACGCTTTCCACGCTCGGGCTCTAGGCAAGGATAAGTCCAGCAAGCTGCTAACGAATAAGGACTTTGACCTGGTAATGGCCGAGTTTTGGAAGGTCACCCACCCTGAAAGCCTCAACAAACAGATGCGCCAGCAGGACCAGACGCGCAATCGTGCCATGTTCACCGTTCGATCATTCCCGGAGCTCTACGTCGCGCGGATCTGCATGTCCAAATACGGCACCCGCGATCCGGAGCACCTAAACCTAGAGCAGCTCTGCCAGCTCGCCATGACCCTGAACAAGCGCAAGGAAGGGATCGACGATCGCGAGATCCGCAACGCCGAGGCCATGGACGAAAGCCTGCAATCTGAGGAAGGCATCGACGATCACGGCGTCCCGATCGTCGAGAACGAACCCGACCAGGTGACCGCCGAATGCCCGTTTTAGGCACTAGACTTTGTCGGTATTCCTGGTCATTTTATGACCCCAGGAAAACCGTCGTTTCAGAAACAAAAACGAAAGGTAAAATCAGATGAAGAGAGGACTACAATTGATCGTATTAATCGCAGCGATGTTCGGGCTGTTTGGCCCGATCCCATGTGATCCATGGCGAAAGAAAGGTCGATGGAAGTCGAATCCGTGAAAAAGCCCATCACCCGATCAGCATTGCGACCCCACCAGCCCCTCCCGGACGAAATCACGAGCCACCTGCTCGATTTCGTCCGGACTCATTTTTATGCGGAATCCCCCAAGCAATTTTACCAGGACCGCCGATTCCTGTTGCGGGTCGTGACATGGCCGGCGGCCTGGCTGAGCTCGCGAGCCGTAACCCTGCAGCCGGAGCGATACCAGGCGATCGTTATTGAAGTCCTACGAGGCATCATGCACCACGGCAAAACCGATGCCGTCAAATACTGGCCAGGCTATCTCCTCCACTGCATCCAGGAGCACTTTAAGCACCACGGCGAGGCGATCTATGAAGAAGCCAAATCCCTCCGCACCTGTCTGGAGCACGCCTTCCTGGGAATCGCCAAGGCCAAGGCCGCGGCGCCCTCCAAAACCGTCGAAACCCTGGCCCAGGTCAACCGAGTCCTTACCGCGCCGCGCAGATCCAAGCAGGCATCCAGGCCCTCCAAACAACTCGACCTGCTATGACCCTGCAACCCCATTTCAGTGACTCTGCAGCGACGAGTCAAACCATTGAAACCCGGTCGATTATCATTCTCAAACCTTTGGTAAACAGCCTTTTTCGGCGCCGGATTCTTAAACCTCTCCAAAACCCTCAGAATCCGACGTAAGTCCTTCCAATAAAGGAATCTAAACCCTTCTCAAGGAATTCTCACCCATCTCGCGCAGACTCAGCCACATCCATGCGTTTATCTCCGTTACCC